GAATTAACCCCACAAGGGATGATGATTAAGTCAGCTGGTAATGCCGTCATGACGGTGACAGCTGGTGTCATTAAGATTCATCATGGGGTATTTGTGGAGACCTTACAGGTTGGTTATTATCGACTAGAAGCCGCAAGGCATAATGCTAAGCATTTGGTTTGTCGTTTTATTGATGCCAAGTAGAAAGGAGACTTTATGGCAGATTATGGTTCAAATAATGATAGGGGCTATACCCTACTTTTGCGAGTGGAAGAAACAGGCACTTCGACCGCTAATAACACATCTACTGTTCGAGTCCAACTCTGGCTAAAGAATGGTTATACGACCTTTGGGATGTATGACTGTAGGGCAAGTGTGACTATCAATGGGCAGACACTTTCTTGGTCAGGGCGACCAGATATGTACACGGCTCATAGTTCCCTTCACTTGATTGATAAGACCATTACTGTGCCGCATGATTCTAATGGGTCAAAAACCATCAGTTTTTCTGCGACCTTCTCAGGATCTGGTGGTTGGTCACCTGGCACCTTAAATACAGGGTCACAAACGCTACGCTTAAGTGATATCCCACGGTCATCGAGTGCTACAGTTTCTGGGAATATGATGGGACAAGCCGTAACCATAACGATTAAACGTGCCAGTAGTGATTTTACCCATAACATGACCTGGCATTTTGGCAGTCTAAGCGGCACGATTGGAACAGGCATTGCGACCTCTGTAACGTGGATGCCTTCGATTTCTCAACTAGCAACTCAAATACCAAATAGCACCTCAGGTAATGGGCATTTAACGCTGGCCACTATCTATGGTGGTAAGACAATAGGTTCTATGACAATTCCCATTACCCTCAACCTACCGACGTCAGTTGTTCCAACCTTGGGCAGTATTTCTATTTCAGAATCCCATGCCACTGCAAAAACGATTTTAACTGGCACCAGTTTTGCCCAGTTGGTGTCCAATCCTAAAGTGACCTTCAATCAAGGAGCGGGTATTTACGGATCGACGATTCCTTCGACGGGTTTTCGCGCAGAGGTCTTTAAGTTTGAGAACAATCAGTGGGTTCAACTTCAAAATGTCACTAGTAGTAATAACGGACTATTGGGTGGAATAAACTGGATTGGTCGAGCTAAGGTCTCTGCCTATGTGACCGATTCGAGAGGGCGACAAAGTGCTCGAAAAGAAGTGGAGATAACCCTATTAGAGTATTTCAAGCCTATCTTTTCATTCTCAGCGGTTCGAGCTGGTTCTAGTATGAATCAGGTGACGGTCATACGAAAGCTTAAGATTGCCCCTTTAACCATCAATAGTGTCCAAAAGAACAAGGCGGCCTTGACATGGGAAGTAGTCGATTTAGCAAGCGGTCAGAAGGTCACAAACGCTGGTGGTGCCGCCAACTGGACGTCAACTACGGAACACACAAAGACCGATTTCCAAGCTATTTTAGGTGGCACCTATGATACCACCAAATCCTACACCATTATTGGAAGGCTAGAAGATCTCTTTTACTCCACGACCTTTGAATTTACCATTGGTCCAGAAAAAGTTGTCTACGGCTTAAGTTCATCTGGTATGGGGATAGGGAAAGCCTGGACAAGAGGCGTGCTCGATGTGGATGGGAGCTTACCTGCTTATTTTGACGGGGACATTTATATGAAGAATAAGAAACTTCTTGATATTTTCTATCCAGTGGGTGTTATTTACGAGTCAACTTCAAGCTCTAATCCCTCAACATTTATGGGAGGCACTTGGGAGCGGTTTGGCAACGGTCGGATCTTGGTTGGTGTGTCTGAGAATGAAAGTGAGTTTAATAGCGTCAATCAGTCAGGTGGTAGTAAGACACATACCTTGACCATTGATGAAATGCCATCTCACTCACACGCTCAGTATGTGACGGCTAACAATGGTTCAGGAGCTGTTCGTCGTGACTACTCTTCAGATGGCAGCTCTACGATTTATCCGCAAGGAAATAACACAGGAAATACTGGTGGCGGTAAGCCACACAATAACTTACAACCTTACGTCACGGTTTACCGTTGGCGTAGGGCAGCATAAGAAAGGAAAGTGTCATTATGAAAGAATTACTGGCAACAAATAAAGTCCTCTTCTCAGCGATTGGAGGACTTATCGGATCAATCTTTGGAGAAGTCGATGGCTTTCTCTTTGCATTGATGGTTTTTATTTCCATCGATTACATCACAGGTCTCATGGCAGCAGCCGTTGAGAAGAAATTAGCTAGCAATATTGGGTTTAAGGGCATCTTCAAAAAAATTGTCCTTTTATTTTTGGTAGCAGTAGGACAAATCATTGATGAGCATGTCTTGAAACAAGGGGGCATGGTTCGTACTGCCATCATCTTTTACTATCTCTCAAATGAAGGCTTGTCCATCATTGAGAATGCGGCTAGGATTGGACTACCAGTTCCTGAGAAGTTGAAAGATGTGCTGAAACAATTGAAACAAGGAGATTAGGATGACTTTTTTATCAAAGATTAAAGACGGTTGTTTAGCATCTTGGGAGCATGGTATTCTTCCTTCCGTGTCAGCAGCACAAGCTATCTTAGAGAGTGGTTGGGGAGAGTCTTTGTTAGCACAATACCCTAATCATAATCTCTTTGGAATCAAAGCTAGTTCTGATTGGAAGGGAAAACGTGTTGACCTTCCAACTCAAGAATACATTGATGGGAAATTCGTCACGGTTGAGGCTACCTTTAGAAAGTATGACTCATGGGAGGAATCCATTAAAGATCATGCGTTGTTCTTTTCAGAAACAGCATGGCGACGTAGCCATTACCAAAACGTGCTCGGTGAAGAAGACTATAAAAAAACCTGTCTCGCTTTACAAGCGTCAGGTTATGCGACAGATCCTAACTATGGGTCAAAATTGATTACACTTATTGAAGCACATCATCTCAACACTTGGGATGACCGTATTTTAAACAAAAAAGGAGAAACGACTATGAGTAAACATTTAGTTATCTGCGGACATGGACAAGGACAAACAGGTTATGATCCTGGAGCAACGAATCCTAGTTTAGGTATTACTGAAGCAGGAAAGGTTCGTGAGTTTGCGAATCTGATGAAGAAGTATTCTGGGAATCGGATTGATTACATCACTGACCATAATGTCTATAACTACCGCAGTATTGGTAGTTTGGGAAATGGCTATGAGTCGATTACGGAACTTCATTTCAACGCTTTTAATGGACAAGCGAGAGGAAGTGAAATTCTGATTTATTCAGGCTACACAGCTGATAGTTTAGACCAAAAACTGCTAGCTATTCTAGCCAAGCGTTTTACGAATCGTGGTTTTAAACAAGTGAACTGGCTCTACAATGCCAATGTCTCAGCAAGTCGAGGATACAATTATCGATTGGTGGAGATTGCCTTCATCGATAATAATAGTGATGTGGGCATCTATGAAGCCAATAAAGACAGTATGGCTCGTGAATTTGTACAAGCCATCACTGGGCAAGCTCAAGTAATTTCACCCAGTCCCAATACTCCTCAATCAAGGGTTACTTCCTATCATGTTGGTGACCCTGTTACTGTTCAACAACATGCGACGCATTACCAGACAGGTCAAGCGATTTCGTCATGGGTTAAAGGCAAAACTTTCAAGGTTATTCGTGTGAAGGATGTTAATCAATCCAATAGTAAGAAAGCCTACCTGCTTGAGGGAATTAACTCATGGGTCTTGGAACAAGATGTCAAAGGCACAACGAACGGACATAGTGAACAGACTTATACGGTTCAAAAGGGTGATACCCTTTATGGTATTGCACGGAAGTTTAAGACCAGTGTCAGTGAATTGGTGCGACTTAACAGCATCATCAATCCAAGTCTGATCTCAGTTGGACAGAAGTTGAAACTAAAATAAGCTACACAATAGGCAGCTTTAATGGTATACTATTAAGTGTAGAAAAGTGAAGACGGTGGTTCCTAAATCCTGAAAGAGAGAGGTGATGCCTATGGGCAATTCATCAAAATCTGATGGAAAGGAGGGAGCTTTCTTTTGACCGCTTTTGAAGTCGTGCAAATCATCATTGGTTTTGGTAGTTTTACCGTTGCTTTGATTGGCTTGTGCTATAAAATCTTCAAAGATGACGACAAAAAGAAATAACCCGTCCCCACTTTTGACCGAGTTGTTGGACGAGTTATAGTCTAATTAAACGAGTCACCGTCTTTTTAACGGTCCTACATTGGGGGGTGGATTGCCGTCCAGCTCCTTTTTATAAGTTCATTATAACATACTTGTATCTCAGCGTGTTGAAATAGCCACGCTTTTTCTTTTTGCTTTTTTCAAAAACTGCGGAAAATTTGTTTCCAAATTTACTTAGTAATATGGAGGGAGTAGGTTTGCGAAAAGCTTGACTTATCTTCCCTTTAGAGTGATATATGGTGTACAAAAGTTATAGGAAGGAGCCTGAATGGCAGTAAGGTTAATTAAGACAAAAAGTAATCGTAAAAAACAACGTGTCTGTGCTTATACTAGGGTGTCAACAACAAATAGTAGTCAGCTTGATTCCCTTGAAAACCAGAAGGCTTATTTTGAAACATTCTATGTCAATCGGGAGGACGTCGATTTTCTCGGAGTCTATTACGATAAGGGGATTTCTGGGTCTAAGGAGAAACGACCGAGTTTTCAAGCTATGCTTGAAGCTTGTAGGCAAGGTCAGATTGATTTGATACATACCAAGTCCATTTCACGGTTTGCGAGGAATACCATGACGGTACTTGAAGTCAGTCGTGAGTTGAAAGCCCTAGGTGTTGGTATCTATTTTGAAGAGCAGAACATCAATACCTTATCCAATGAAGGAGAGGGCATGCTTTCAGTTCTTGCCAGTTTGGCAGAGGAAGAGTTGCAAAGCATGAGTGACAACCAGCGGTGGGCCTTTCAGAGAAAGTTTCAACGTGGGGAGATGGTCATCAACACCAAGCGATTCATGGGTTATGATGTGGACGATAAAGGAGAGTTGGTCATCAATGAAGCAGAAGCACAGATTGTGAGACGGATTTTCCAACTTTATCTTGATGGTATGGGGATGCATCGAATAGCTAAACTTTTAAATCAAGAGAATGTGCCTACGGTGACAGATGCTAAATGGCATGATACAACTGTTCGAAATATCCTAAAGAATGAAAAGTACAAAGGAACTGTCCTTCTTCAAAAATATTTTCATGTTGGTATCAATTGGCCTAAGAGATTAAACCAAGGTCAGGTAGAGCAATATTTGATTGAAGATAACCATGAGCCAATTGTTTCAAAAGAAGTCTGGCAGGCTGTCCAAGATAAGCTTGCAAGCAAAACTTGGAAACAGGGAGTCAATAAGCACTATCGATTTACGAGTATGCTTAAATGCGAGTATTGTGGGTCAACCCTCAAACGCCAGGTTACCTACAAGAAACAAATAGTTTGGTGTTGTTCCAAGTATATTAAAGAAGGTAAGGCTTCCTGCCGAGGCATGCGCGTGCCTGAGAAAGCTATTGAAGAGTGGAAACTTAGGACACCTGTAACAGTGATAGAAAGGAACGAATATGGGCAAAAACATTACAGTTATTCCAGCCAAGAAAGTGCAGCTGACGGTCACCCATCAGCAAGCAACCAAAATAAGAGTGGCAGCCTATTGTCGGGTGTCCACCGACCAAGACGAACAGCTATCAAGCTATGAGAACCAAGTATCTTACTATCGTGATTACATCTTAAAACATGAAGATTATGAGCTTGTGGACATCTATGCGGACGAAGGCATTTCTGCAACCAATACCAAAAAACGAGAAGCCTTTAACCGACTGATACAGGATTGTAGAGCAGGTAAGGTGGATAGGATTTTAGTTAAGTCCATTAGTCGTTTTGCCAGAAACACCTTGGATTGTATCAAGTATGTCCGTGAGCTGAAAGAATTGGGGATTGGTGTCACTTTTGAAAAGGAGAATATTGATAGCCTTGACTCTAAAGGTGAGGTATTACTCACGATTCTTTCTTCTCTTGCCCAAGATGAATCACGCTCCATTTCAGAGAATGCGACATGGGGCATTCGTAAGAAGTTTGAACGTGGAGAGGTTCGTGTCAATACCACCAAGTTCATGGGGTATGATAAAGATGAGAATGGTAAGCTAGTCATTAATCCAGAGCAAGCAGAGGTAGTTAAACATATCTATCAACAGTTCCTAAAAGGCTACAGTCCAGAAAGCATTGCCAAGGAACTTAACACTAACGGTATCAAGGGATGGTCAGGAAAAGCCAACTGGTATCCTAGCAGTATTCTCAAAATGCTTCAGAATGAGAAGTACAAAGGTGATGCCTTACTTCAGAAAACCTACACGGTGGATTTCCTTACAAAAAAGCGAACAGAGAATGATGGGCAGGTCAATCAATACTATGTGACCAATAATCATGAAGCCATTATTGATACAGAAATGTGGGACACTGTTCAAGAAGAATTGGCAAGGCGAAAAGACTTCAGAGAAAAGCACAAGCTGAAAACCTATATCATGCAAAGTGACGACAATCCTTTTACCACTAAGGTCTTCTGTGCCGAGTGTGGTTCTGCCTTTGGACGAAAGAACTGGACGACCAGTCGAGGTAAACGCAAGGTTTGGCAGTGTAACAACCGCTACAAGGTCAAGGGACAGATTGGTTGCCAGAACAACCATATTGATGAAGAAATGCTTGAGAAAGCCTTCATGAAGGCAGTGGAATTGCTTCAGGAACATAGAGCAGATGTGGTGGTTAAGTGGCAAAAGTTAGAAAAGGGAACTAATCTGCTGCATAAGCACTATGCCAAACAAATGTATCAGTTACTAGATTTAGAGAAATTTGATGGAACTATCATGAACAAAGTTTTAGATCACATCAGTATTTCAGAAGTCGGACAAATTATCGTGATTTTCCTAGAAGGAACTGAAGTAGAATTATAAGAGACTGTGACTGAGAGGATGCAGTCTTTTTGTGGTTTTAGTGGTATAATTACTTAAGGAGTATAAAGCATGGGTGAAAATTTGAATTCTAATATAGATCCTCGAATTATATTTAAACAATTACCTCCAGCTACAATAATCAAAGGTTTTGTAGCTGGTGAGACCAAATGTAATTATGAAATTTATCTATTGGAATTGCTTAATAAATCAGTATATTTTCGGGAAAAAGGTAAATCTAAATTTCACGCACCTGAAGACGAGAGCCACGGGGAATGTGATGCTGTAGCAGATGATTACAAGATAGACTTCAAGCTTCTTTCTTCAAGTAGTAGACTGCAGGCAAGCAGTTTATTTTCACCTAGTATCACTAATCTTGGAAATGGGATTACTGCAATTGGAGAAAGTAGAAATCCGAACGGGGAAATAAAAGCAACTCAGATTCATGCTGCGTTTCGATTTAGAACTGTATCTGATTTAATACGACTCAAGGTAAAGCGTCAACATGTTAGGAAACAATGCCTTGAAAAAGATATTATAAAAGTCCTAAATATGCTTGAGAAGCAGAAAAATCTCCTTTTATTTTTCCCTTACATTTTTTATACGGAAGAAGAAATTAGCACTAATGAACTAGATGATATCATTTTAAATGCAATAAGCTATGATTTTTCTTCTCTTTTCGCCTACAGGCACATAAAGGTACAATCGTTTGAAACTTATTTACTTACTATTGTACGTGATGAGTTTAATATTTTTAAGATATCCAACAAAAGGCTAAAACTCATTGAAAAACTCAGTTGTTCGGAATTACCTACTTTTGTTAAATTAAAAAGTTATTCTATCTAAAAGGGGAAATGTTTTGGTTAATCCAGAGTTTTATGAAAAAATAGCTAAAATATTCTGTGGAGATGATTTAGAACTATTCAAGTACAAATCCGGCCCAGACCTAGTTCACTTTTTTAATAATAATTTCAAAATATCTGATAGCTATGGACAGGGCTTTCCAACAAGGTGGAGATATGTAAATCAAAAATTATTAGATTTTTCTTCAGTAGGAAAGATTGATGAGTATTTCAATATAATTCTTTCTAAACAGTATCTTTTAACAGAAAGACAAATCAGTGAAATTGATGCACTTGTGCATCAACAAAGAATATTAGATGAACTGAATAAAGTATGCTCGGTTTACTCGCTAAAACTATCTCAAAAAGATGGTGCATTTCATTTAGTAGAAATTGATTTAGATCTGATTGAAATTGGTAGTGGTGGTTTTGCAAATATTTATTTCCAAAAATCAACAGGACTAGTATTGAAAAAACTTAATGAGGAATCTGCAAGAAGCGCTTCAATCCGAAGCCGCTTTAAGCGTGAATATGAAATAACTAAATCTTGTTCAGATATTGGAAGTATCATTAAAGTGTATGATTTTGATATTGGTAATTGCTCATATACTATGGAGAAAGCAGATAATATATTGGATGACTTTGTTAAAGAAAGTTTTTTGACAGAGGATTCTCAAATTAATATTATTCGACAAATTTTGTATTCGATGTCACTAGTTCATCAAAGAGGCGTGCTACATAGAGATTTGAGTCCGACCAATATATTCTTCATAAATGGTATAATTAAATTAGCTGATTTTGGATTGGGGAAAAATCTGAATACGTTAACTTCTCATCAAACTATGGATACGGCGTCTTTTGGGCAACTTTTTTATTGTGCTCCAGAGCAACTTACCCTGTTGAAAGATGCTGATAAACGCAGTGATGTTTACTCACTAGGACGTATAATAAATTTTGTAATGACAAAAAATCCTAACGATTTTTCCCACTCATTACGTTCAATTAGTGAGAAAGCAACTAATTTAAATCCAGAATATCGATATGAAGATGCTACTAACATGTTAGAAAAACTCAATAGATTAGTTAGTATCAGAGGTGATGAAAAATATGAAGTAATGATATGGGATAAGATTTCAAATCAAAAAATTGATTCGGATGTGGAAAATTATATCTATGAATTATCTGGTATAGACTTATGTCAAAAGTGTATGCAGAAAGGTAATATTTTTTTAGATGCGCTATTTGAATTTGTAAAAATAGATGATAGTCATGCAATCTACATAGTCCAACAGATAGGCTCTCATTATAAAACTCAGTTAAAGAAATTCGAAGATGCGGATATTTTTGCAAACTTTGCCTACAGAATTTTGAAAGGGAATTTTACTTATACTATAAATGAAGTTGCAGCTACAATATTGAGATATGTTGCTTTTGAAGTTAATCGATTTAATGCGCAACACAAAATCGATGATTTAAAGGCACGTGGATTAGAACCTTTAATTGAAGACATCTTAGAAAGATGAATTATTGCTAGCAAAGAGAATTATTTTCGTTCCATAGTATAATCCTAATTTTGACCAATCTCATTTCGTTCCATAATATAGGTAATACCTATCAACACATGTGGAGTGTGTGGCTCTGCTCGTAAAAGCCTAGAAACTTTTTAACGAAAGGAATATTAAAAAGCCTTAGATAATCGACTGACCTATTACCAAAAAATCGAAGGGGCTCTACTTGCCATTGCACAAACACCAGGAAATAGTTTGCCAACTATGCAGCTGTTAGATGAGTTAGTTCTTCCAAAAGACATTACCATAGCAGATGTCAGTCAAAGTATCCAAGAATTTGAAATAGAAAGAGATGCCCTTCAAGAATTTTTTGACGATATGCTGAAGACTTATACAACCTACCAAGAAATGAAAGATTATATTAAATCTCGTGAAGCGAACACTCCTAAGCAAGAGACAGAAGAAAAATCACTTTGAAGACTGTAGACTTAACATAAGTAAAAAATAACCATATATGATATCGCTTTCATTCTTATGTTTTTTGTGATAAACTAATTAAAGAAATAATTTTTATACTTTATTATGGAGGTTCTTATGAAGAAAGTGTTAGTGAGTAGTCTTTTGGTTTTAGGGATTACGATAACGTTACAAACAGTAGTTGAGGCTAAGGGGCCAAAAGTAGCTTATACACAAGAGGGAATGACTGCTCTTTCGGACACAAATAAAGATAAAGTCACTACTATTTCTATTGACGAGATTCAAAAAAGCTTAGAAGGTAAGAAGCCGATTACTGTTAGTTTTGATATTGATGATACACTGCTTTTCAGTAGTCAATATTTTCAATATGGTAAAGAATATGTAACTCCTGGATCGTTTGATTTTCTTCATAAACAAAAATTCTGGGATCTTGTTGCAAAACGAGGAGATCAAGATTCCATTCCCAAAGAATATGCTAAAAAATTAATTGCTATGCATCAAAAACGAGGAGATAAAATTGTTTTTATAACAGGTAGGACAAGAGGGTCAATGTATAAGGAGGGCGAGGTTGATAAAACAGCTAAAGCCTTAGCTAAAGATTTTAAATTAGACAAACCAATTGCTGTAAATTATACAGGCGATAAACCTAAAAAGCCATACAAATATGATAAATCATATTATATTAAGAAATATGGTTCAGACATTCATTATGGAGATAGTGATGACGATATTCATGCAGCTAGGGAGGCCGGTGCTAGACCAATTAGAATTTTAAGAGCACCTAATTCTACAAATCTACCTTTACCAGAAGCTGGAGGCTACGGTGAAGAGGTTCTCGAAAATTCAGCTTACTAGTATCTTTATTAGTTAACATAGTATTATCTATCAATTTTTAGATTTGTAATAAGAAGTGCTAAAAAAGTAGCAAATCAATGATATGCTAATAAGGGAAGTTGGAGTAGTTTAGATTGATTATTAATGACTGATCTTCTCCCCTCTCGGTAACAAGAAGTTTTTCTAACAAATGCCTGTCTAAAAAAATTGAATCATAATTTTTTAATAACTCTTTTGGCGTGAACAAGGAATTTGTAATCAGTCATCTAATTCTATAATACAATACTTTGGGGTTGTTTCCGTATCATTATTAATAATATGTATCAGAAAGGAGATGTTTTTTGAGAGTTTATGAAAATAAAGAAGAGTTGAAAAAAGAAATAAGTAAAACATTTGAGAAATACATTATGGAATTTAATAATATTCCAGAGAATCTAAAAGATAAAAGAATTGATGAAGTTGATAGAACTCCAGCAGAAAACCTTTCTTATCAGGTTGGCTGGACCAACTTGGTTCTTAAATGGGAAGAAGATGAAAGAAAGGGACTTCAAGTAAAAACACCATCGGATAAATTTAAATGGAATCAACTTGGTGAATTATATCAGTGGTTCACAGATACCTACGCTCATTTATCTCTGCAAGAGTTGAAAGCAAAATTAAATGAAAATATTAATTCTATCTATGCAATGATTGATTTGTTGAGTGAGGAAGAATTATTTGAAGCGCATATGAGAAAGTGGGCTGATGAAGCGACTAAAACAGCGACTTGGGAAGTGTATAAGTTTATTCATGTAAATACGGTTGCACCTTTTGGAACTTTCAGAACTAAAATCAGAAAATGGAAGAAGATAGTATTATAAATTATATTTTTAACTTTAAAAAATTTCATAAAAATGGTTACCAAAGGCGATAGAAGAAAAAACTATCGTCTTTTTCTTTATAAAGTATTAGATGAGGAAAAGAAATATTATTTTTTCTAATACAAATATTAAATTCTCACGATAGATGTAATATATCTTGCTATTTCTTCAGGCTCTTCAGTAAAGTCATGATCTATCCAATTTAAAATAATACTTTCAATTGTTGAGATATAAATACCAAGAGCGAAAGAATATGGAACTTGATATGCTGTTTCCAGTTGTTTTTGTAAGTCTGGTATATCGGAATGTGTAATCATCTCTTTGATATAGTTTTTAATTATGTTGTCAATATTCGGAAAAAACAAAGGATTTAATAATTTCTTTATTTATATACATATAGCTAAGCATCTCCTTTAAGACCACTTCTTCATATAATAAATCATTATTTAAAATTTTTGTGATATCATCAAAGATTATTAAAATAGACTCCCTAAGGAAGTCTTCTTTTGAATTGTAATGATTATAGAAAGATCTTCTACTAAGTCGAGCTTTTTTTGCTAAATCGCTAACTTTAATTTGCTCAAAGCTCCTCATCTTTAACAATTCTGAGAAAGCTTTTAAAAATTTTAAATTAGTGTTATCTGAACTTACCAATATACTATCACCTTTATATAAAATCTTAAAGTTATAAATCTTATCGAATGTGATTATACAATACAAATTCAAATAATAGTTCACATTTATCGAGATAATGTAAAACAGTAAAACTTTAAAAAAAGTAAAAATAGATAACTTTATTGGTTAATCTATTTTTACTTTTGAAAAGGAGAGAAGTTATGCTTAGGAAGTATAAGCAAAGAAATTATAATGTCGCACATACGAAACAGCGTTTTTCGATTAAGAAATTCAAATTTGGTGTAGCATCGGTATTAATTGGATTGACATTTCTAGGAATGAGTAGTCATTCTGTTTTGGCGGATGAGTCAAGCATTATGAGTACTGAGGTACCACAAACAGCTGGTGTAAAACCGGAAGTTACTGTTACACAGCCTACTTCAGATGTAACAAGTCTTGCGACAGATACGTCAACTTCAGCAGTGTTATCAACAGATGCATCTCATTCTAATCCTACAGAATCAGCGGAGCATGCTGTAGGATTAGAATGCTGAAGATGCAGCGGTTCCAGTGACACACGAAAAAGAAGCAAATAAAACATTGCGAGTTACTTCTTCTTCCACATCTGAATTCACAGAGTGGACTAATGTCAAATAAGTAGACAGAAAACCGTGTTATTTTATTGCGTTAAAATAATTTTCTTCTTTCTGATTAGGGGTTAGTCCTAGATTAGCCGTATGTGGGATGTAATTGTTATAAAAATTCTCAATGTATTCAAAGCAGTCTAATTGAACCTGTTTGATATTTTGATAATGTTTTCGGTTGATTTGTCTATGCTTTAAATACTTGAAAAATGCTTCAGTTACGGCATTATCATAAGGATATCCAGGTTTAGAAAAAGAATGCATGATATTGTTGTCATCAATTATTTTTCTAAATTCCCTGGCCTTAAATTGTGACCCTTGGTCGGAATGAAAGAGAAGTGTTCCTTCAATCTTTCTTTTATTAAGAGCTAATTCTAGAGTGTTACATGCTAACTTTGCATCCATACGGTGACTCAATTTCCAAGCAATACATTTTCTAGAATAGAGATCAAGTATTGCGCAGAGATAGACATATTTCTTATATCCAATAGAAATATAGGTGAAGTCAGTAGACCATACTTGATTAGGTTTGTCAGGATTAAATTTCTGGTTGAGTAAGTTTTGAGGATACGTTTTTTGAGTCTTTTTAAGAGCTGTTTTTGTCTTAACGGTAGCCATTTTAGGGAGCGCCATATTCTTCATCAGACGGTAAATTCTTCCTTCAGAGATTTTTG